TGGTCTTTCAGCCCGCCAAGCTGAGAATTGACCTTCTTGAGTTCTGCAGTGAACTTCGCCGTTTCCGCGGCGAAATCAACTGTTACTGTTCCTGCGCTTGCCATGCTTCTTCCGGATGTGCTCTCGCTGCTCTGCTGTTAGCTCTGGCTCGCGCGCTTCTTTCCCTGGGTAGAAGTCCGTAGGCTTGGGAGCCCTCGGCCTTCGCTTGCCCTTGGGGATCTGGACCGTCGCGTAGATCGCACTCATGAGCGCCGAGGTCGGGACGCCCATGCGGTAATTGTCCATCGGATACCCGAATGGCTCTACGTCTGCGTATGCCATCCAGTGCGTTAGTTCTTCTGAATCGACGCACTCGTCCAGTTCGCCGATGCTTTTACCGAGCGCCAGCGCGAGCCTGAACTTGAACCTCAGCTCCTGCTCGCCTAGGATTTTTTTTCGGCTTCTTCCATGGCCTTCTTGGTCAGGCCAGAAACTTCATACAGCTTGAAGACAACGGCCTGCAGCACAGCGCCGTCGACCTGCTCGATCTCTGCAACGTCTTTGTCATTGTCGACGTTGTAGGTCAGCGTGCCGTCTTCCTCGCACAGCCCAAGAGCGACAACCCTGGCCATCGCCGGGCTACCATCATTCCCGGTGCGGCAGAGTTCGAGGTACTTCGCACGACCCGCACCGGACAGAGCACGAACGTGCAGCGTCTGTCCGTCGTGATCGAACTTGTGAACCTTCGGACGGAAGACTCTCAGGGCATCCCTACTGCTCACGCGGTCACCGTGATTGCACCGTCAACAGTCAGCGTGAAGCTAGCGCGGTGCTCTTTCGCGTCCTCGCCAGCATCGAATGCCTCTTCCGACCAGTTGGAAATGAATGCTACGAAGTCCAGCTGTCGGTTGTTGGAATCCGGATAGACGATGCGCCAGTTGCGTTTCTGACCACCGGCGACAATCGAGTCCGCATACATGCTCGTATGCACAGACTGCGTCCAGTCGATCACGACGTTGCCTTCGCACACGCGATCGCTGAGCTTGCCGCCGACCGAGCGCCGGTTGGCGTCGTTCAGGATGTTAAAGAAGGCAGTCGTCAGCTCGTTAGGCGGGGGCGTAATCGAGCCAAGCAGCGGGACTTCAGTAAACGAGTCGGAACCAGGCACAGGCAGTGACGCCGCGGTGCTCGTGCCGATGTAGAGCTTGGCGTTTACATTTGCGCCATAGTAAGACATTACTTCATCTCCAGAAATGAAAAACCCGCCACAGGGCGGGTATTGATGGACGGTTGCGGTGAGGTCAGGAAACGATCAGATAGTCTTGTGTAAGCCAGCGAGTCACTTTGTCGCCGTCGATCTCGCTGCCATCGGCCGGCTCTGAAACACAACGCGAGCTCTGTACGACAGTCGTGCCCATCTCGCCCCTGAAACCATGCAATGAAGTCTTGATGGCGTTAGCGGTGGGATAGGCGTCTGCGTATTCGTTCGCAATGACGTTGATGGAGAACTGAGCGCGCGAGAACAGCGATACTCCGCCCAGTGTCTGAGGCGTGGTGCCGCCAGTTCTGCGAATCACAATGACCGGCAGAGCCGTGTCCTGCGGAGCGTTCCCGAGATGCACGCGCGTGCCGGCCGCAGTCGCCAGAGATTTGATGTGCGTTACTAGGTCTTGGTCGATCATTTGCTTTTCAGAAGCCTGTCTATGCCGGCCTGAATCTCCGCAGCAAGAGACTGCACGGCCTGAGCGCTCCTGGAATTGAGTGCCCGCGAAAGGATATGTCGACCTGCTTTACCGCGCACGCCGAACTCGACGAAGTGGCCGTGGAAGATCCCGCGGCGCTTGCGACGATAGAAAAGGTTGTATAGCGCGACCGCTACACGCGAACTCTTTAAGGGAGCGATGACAACTTTGAACTTGCCGCCCAGGTTCGGCAGCAGTCCTTCCCCGACAAATCCCAGTGTCCCGACCTCAAACCGCCTGCCAATCGATCTCTCTAGTGCGCCCGACCCGTCTTGAATCGCCGCTGCGTTCCGCTTGGCTTCGTCTTGGATTGGCTTAGTCGCGCGCATCATGCCGGCGCGAAGCACCTTCGTTCCCTCTTTCGATCCGAGCCTCAGCAGCTGGGCCTCGACTTCCTTGAGGCCGCTGACCTTAATCTGCAATTACGAGCTCGCGCCGATGATGACGATGTCGTACGTCACTGACGTACCAGAGCTTGAGTTCGCAATCGTCAGGATGTCCGAGCTGGAGTTGGTCACCGCAACGCCCGTGGCGTCCTGTGCACACCAGAGGAATACGCCGCCCGGACGGACCTGCAGGCCGTCGCCGTTCGCAAGAAACAGCGTGCAGCCGTTAGACGAGCCGCGCGATACGTTTACGTTGTTGGTGTTGGCCGATGATGCCGCAACGTAGATGCCCTTGATGCGGGCGAAGGACACCGTCTGCCCGTACACGTCCGTCATGGTCACGGCCGGGGAGCCGGTTGAGCCAGTCAGGTCAATTTCCTCACTGCCGCTGGCGGTGATCGTCCTGGTGTCAGACCAAATCTTATTGACTTGGTTGGCACCTGCACCGTCCGTGAACGTTGCCGCAAAGGTGGGGTTAGTAACTGCCGAGCCTGAAACGATATCGAGCGCGCGGGTCAGGGTTGCGTTGAGCGAGGCCTTGACTACTGCTGAGAGAGACATCTATTTACTCCGAGGAATGTTCCGAACACATGAGGGTCAATTCGCGGCCGATGTTGTCTCCGCCCAGAATCGCGCGGATGTCGTAAACCGTCAGCCCGTTTATGGGATGCTCAAACGTCACGCGATCCTTGGTTGTTATCTGCACCCGTGGATCGCGTATCTCTATACGGATGGTCTTCTCAGACTGGACCTGCATCTGGGACGTGAACTCGCGCTGAGAGTCATCGCGGATACGGGCCGGATAGTTGGAGACCAGCGCATCCCATGTGGGTTGCCCCTCTCCATATCCATCAAAGGAGTCCGTCCGCCTCTCGATTGAGATGCGGTGCCGGTACTTGCCTGCGCTCATCAGATAATCCGGATCACTCGATACGGATCAAGCAGAGCATCCCGAGCTTCTTCCAGCATCGTTCGCTCTTGCGGATTCCTGTCGAACATGATTTCCACGTGCAGCATGATCGCCGTGCGGATCTCATCAGGGATCTGTGTCCAGCCGGCAATAAATCGGACTGTCGCGGCAGACATCTGCCAGCGAATGTCGGGCCACGTGATGTTGTATGCGGGCTCAATCACGCCGCTCGTTTCGTCGGTCTTCACGACGTACTGATCCGACCCCAGCGTCTGCGTGTTGCCGTCTATGTCGACGTAGGTAATGGACGAGACAGACTGCAGCGGCGGAAGCGGGAGCGTGATACGTCGGACCAGATAGCAGTCGCTCTGGACGTACGGCCACTGCCTGTCGATGGTGTAGTCCCACGTCTGCGTGACGAAGGCCCGGCGCGTGTATCCTTCTGCATATCGTCTGGCAGCGAGGATGTAGCCAGCGATCAGTCCGTCGTCGTCCGAGATCCCAACGCGCAGATGTGCCTTCGTCTCCCCGAGCGTTACAGGCTCGGTAGTCGGACCGGAGACCAGAGACAGACCCATTACATCCCCTCGAACAAGTGAGCGATTGGCGTGCCTTCGCGGATCTCGTCATGGCTCCACTGAGTCCATGCGAGCACGTGCGCCCAAGGGCGACGGTCAGGTGTGCGTATGTCGTCGAGCGAGTGGCCGGTGACATCCCATGCCATCGACCCCTCATCCATCGTGACGGTGGGAACCCCGCCCATCACTGCCTTAACTGCTATTGACGAGTTAAGTACGACTGCAGCCTTACAGTCGCTGAAATCAAATGCGGTAGGAAGTAAATTAGGACTGTTAGTAGCAGGGTGCGGCCGAAAGTGAGTCGCCGGAACCGTCTTGTACCAGTCTTCAATTCGCCCCCAGTGCGGTGAATAAGGCTCCGTTTGTCCGCACAGCACCACACGTGAACCACGTTGCTGCCATGGAGCCAGCTCAATGCCCATTCCTTCCCACCGCGATGGACAAGGCGAAAGCGGGATGCGGTGATCGCCTCTGCGGCCGTGCCCGTTCCAGACGAGAGAGACATAGCGCTCCGTATCTCCGAACGAGCAGCGGTCAACTAAAAGGTATTCGCCATGACTCTCGATGCCGCGCCAGCTGCTGGTCCCCAGAAGAATTGGGAAGCCTAGGCCGGCGCGAAGTCGCGAATCAGTGATCTGCGCTTGGATGCCGATCTTCGCCAAGCCCTCACGCATCTTGAGCGCAAGGGGGCCTTGCCAACCGATACGAGGTTGGCAGTGGATAGAGGCGAGACGCGTCAAGCTGCTTCCCAGGCCCTGCGCAATGCGTCCTTGGGTGGAAGCTCGTCCATCTTCGGGATTCCGTGAAACACGGTGACCGGAGCATCGCGTAAGCTATCGGTCCGAGCGTGATACCGATATGAGCGCACAACGCCGGGAGGAATAAGATTGATCTTGTCTGGCCACAGGACCTTCGTGATCCAGTTCTGGTCCCCGTGCAGTTCCGTCATGAAGTCCGGATCGAACTGCGTCCAGACCTTACGCGCGGTGTCGCCATTCCACGCCATGACTGACGAGTTGATCGTTCCGCCGCCGCCAAGCAATCTCTTGGCCTCATCGCCGAGAGCCTTGGGATTTGCTAGCGAGTAGCTGAAATCGTCTATCGCCCAGAGCCTGGAGCGATCACCATCAAGGCAGCGGACAAGTTTCTCGAGGCTCCCGGTAATTACGACATCTAGATCAAAATACAGATTGTCTCCGGCGAACCTACCAGGGGCGAATAGCTCGACCTTGGCCCACCACCCAGGCAGGTCAGAGACGAAGGGGATGCACTCAACCCCAGGAACGGGGTTCTCGGTGACGCACACGAACTCGTGCGGAACAGGTAGATGCTTCGCGACCATCGCGCGAAGACGNGNNAACCCATTCNNTNCCGTATTTCGTCGCCCCACTTAACNCANAGGACTCTCATCGNTGGTTCCNGTNCATGCCNNNATNNGGCATNNGGAACGGNNCANCNNNGACCCGCCGCAGGCGCGCATACACGAGGCGCAGNTGAGGCGCTACGGTGTCGCCGCGGTCGATGGAGTCATAGCAGCGCTCAAGCTCAAGCCCGTTCAGGCTGGCGAGTTCAGCAAAGAACTCCTTGTGCGGATACCACGTCCCGTGATTCGGCCAGCATCCTGGCTTGGGCGTGATCGACACTAGCACCGAGCCGACGTGCATCGCCTCCATGATGTTCTGCCAGCACGCCACCTGCCCGCTCCAGTCGTTCTCTGAGACGTGCTCCGTTGTGCCTATGTTGGACACTATGTCGAACGTGCCGAGGCCCAGCGGCTTCCGTAGGTCCTTCGGCAGCGCTCCGTCGAGGCCGTTCGTGTCAACGCTCGTGTGAGCGAAGCCCAGCGACTTGAAGACGTCCTTGTATGTGAACGTCACGTCACCGGCAGACTTCTTCTTGTTGCCAAGTTCGAGCATCGTCGAGCCGACGAGCGGGGCGTACAGTTCCCACTCCCACTTGCGATGCTGCTCCAGCAGGTTCATACGGCGATCTGGTACTGGTTGCCGCCGAACACTTCTATCGGATGCATCATCGTCAATACTGCAGCGGTAACGCCTGGTTTATTTCCGTAGTCGTCGCCGAAAATAAACCCGCCAGGGCGCACAATGCGGTGAGCACTATGGAGATCAGCAAGGCAGCCCTCAAAGCTATGGCTGCCGTCGATGTAGACCCAATCAACCAGTCCAGTGAAGCGTCTAAAGAACTCTGCAGAAGTGCAGCGATGGACCGTGGCCCTCGCGAATCTTTGCAGGACCNATTCATAGACTTCATCGTAGTAGCGCTGAAACTTCTNAGGATCTTCCGAGCCAACTAGAGCCGCATAGCGTTTCAGGTATGCCGCGTAATCGCCGAACTCNTCNGAGTCCTCGTATGCGGTTACCGACCATGGATCGACCANGTGNATATGCGCGGCNCGTTCCAGGAACAGCGCAGAGGAATCCCCGCGCCATACACCGATCTCGACACCGGTAGACCCTAGTGGAATCCTCTTTGCGGTCTCAGCCGCGCCGAGGTTCTTTCCGAACATCATGAGGACGTAGAGACTTCCTGCTCGACGCGAGTAATCCACGGGTACAGTTCCTGCAGATCGAAGAACTGCCTGCACATCAGAGCGTCATTCGGCCATAGACCGACTTCGTGCACTTTGTCGATCAGCGCCTGAGCGGCCTCGGGCTTGATGACGTAGGCTGAGTTACCAGCCAGCCCATCTGGCACGTCATCCGGGAACACGCGCGTCTTGTCGAACACGCCAGGCCCGCGCTTCTTCATCACCGCCGACCACCACTCGCCTTTAGGCGTCGCGCCTTTCGGGTCGTTGATCTGGCAAATGCTGCGGAACTCGAACGGCTCGAACTTGCGTACACAGATCGCATCGTGTTCAAGAATCGTGTACGGCTCGCCAGAATGTACACACTGCTCCCAGAGCAGATAGTGCGACATGGCGCAGCCGATCTTTGGNGCNAGCCNNCCNTANGGCCGCTGCTTCAATCCTGTGAACTG